ACGCAGGAAATCCGGCACGAGCGGAACAACTACAAGCAGGGGATGAACGGCGTCTACGAACGCCTGATCGAGGTCGAGAAGGAGATCGCCACGCTCAAGGTCCGGTGCGGCATATGGGGCCTTATGGGGGGGTTGATCCCAGCCATGACTGCCCTGATGTTGACCCGGACGTGACGCCATGGCAAAGCGCAAGGACATCGCAGGCATCATCGGCGCATGGAAGGCGCAGGCGAAGCCGCGGAACCAACGGCGCTGCACGACCTGCACCCAGTGGCCCGAGGTAGCAGAGGCCACGGCGCTCTACCTCGAGGCCGTCGTGCCTGAGATCACGATGCACCAGTTCTACGACGAGGTGCTTGTAGCTGAGTTCAAGTATGGCCTGCGCTACGACACCTGGATGAACCACGTCCGGAACTGCTGCCGCTACACCACGAGGTGACATGACGAGCCGACGCATACGCAAGAAGGTCGAGAAGTATGCCGAGGCCAAGATCGAGCAGCGCAAGGCCGACACCAAACACCTGGTGCGCCGCGAGCTCCTGCGGTCCGAGCTGACCGAGCAGCAGCTGGCCGAGCGGTTCCGGCTGAGCCTGACCAGCGTGCGCGCGATCCTCAAGGAGCTGCGCAGCAGCGGTGCCAACATCGTCGACCGTGACGGGCACCTGCGCATCGACCGGCACCTCGCGCCGCCGTCCGAGGACCAGTGGCGTTGGAAGGGCAGCACCCGCAAGCCCTACCGCTGCGGCATCGTCGCCGACACGCACATCGGCTCTAAGCACTTCCGGCAGGACGTCATCGACGACCTCTACGACTGGTTCAGCGACGAGGGCATCGAGCGCGTCTACCACTGCGGCAACTGGATCGAGGGCGAGCGTCGGTTCAACAAGCACGAGCTCGACGACCGCGCGCACGGCATGGAGGCGCAGATCCAGCTGTTCCTCGAGTGCTACCCGCAGCGCGACGGCATCACGACGTTCTACGTGGCCGGCGACGATCACGAGGGCTGGTATAGCCAGGACACCGGCGTCGACATCGGCCGGCTGCTACAGGACCGCGCGCGCACCTTCGGCCGCACGGACCTGGTCTACCTCGGCTACAAGGAGGCGTTCGTCACGCTGACCAACCAGCACGGCAAGAAGTGCCGCATGCTGGTCGACCATCCGGGCGGCGGCTCGAGCTACGCGCACAGCTACGCGCCGCAGAAGCGGATCGAGGCCGCGCAGTCCGGCGAGAAGCCTGCCATCTGGCTGTTCGGTCACTGGCACAAGTGCGGCTACGGGTTCACCCGCGGCGTGCACTGGTTCAACGTTCCATGCGGAAAGGACCTCGACACCTTCGGACGCAAGAAAGGGCTCGAATACGTCATCGGTGGTTGGCTGCTGGACATCTGGCAGGACGAGCACGGAGCCGTGCGCGAGATCGTGCCACGAGTCAGGACCTACTTCGACCGGGCCTACCACAACCAGCAGTTCAGCCTGAGCGGCCCAAGCGAGAAACGCACGTAATGAAGAAGCGCCCCTTCTACAGCGAGTACTTCTCGCGCGTGCGCCGGCGTCTCAAGGCAGGTGCCGAGGAATACGAGGACAAGTCGCTCGAGGCGCGACCGCTGCCCGAGGTGATCGACGAACTGCGGCAGGAGTTGGAAGACATCGGCGGCTGGTCCGCCATCGTCCATCACCGTCTCACGCAGTGGCTCAAACACCTGGAGCGCGACCGATGAACGAGCACCATTTCCCGCTTGTGCATGTGACCTGGAAGGACATTACCGGGTTCGAGCAGAGTTGGATTCCCCTCGAGGAGGTCAAGGAGGTGCACCTGGTCACCGTGCACACGGTAGGCTGGGTTATCCTCGACAACGACGACTTCCTGACGATGGTGTCGTCGCTGTTCGCCGACGAGACCGAAGCCGGCAGCGTGACGAGCATCCCCAAGGGCTGCGTCGTCTGCATCGAGTCACTTGAAGATAGCAAGCTATGAAGATCACGATCGCCATCTTGTCCTGCCTGATGTTGACCAGCTGCGGCGTGCTTGACGCTGGCCAGGTGCAGGCCGTCACGGACGTCGTCAACCAGCTCGAGGCCAACCAGGCGATCAGCATGGAGCAGGCCGAGGCGCTGCGTCAGGCGATCCTGACCAACACGGGCGAGCCCTGGTGGATGCAGCTGGGCAAGATCGCCCTCGAGGTCGGCCTGGCCGTGGCCGGCGTGCGCATGTGGCGCGGCCCGTCGGCGTCGGCGGCTGAGCGCGCGGCGCGTCTGGCAGCCCGCAAGGCCTAGCCGTGTCGCTGGGCAAGCTGCTCGAGCCCGACGAGCTGCGGCACCTCAATGCCGTAGCCGACTGGCTGGGCCGCTGTCGGCGGGGCTACGTTGTCGACGAGCTCCGCAACAGGTATGGCGACATGCGCAGCAAGCGGCGGCGCGCGCGGCACGTCGTGAGCATCGACGAGGTGCCACCGCCTGTTGACCAGGCCCAGCCGGTGCTGGACCGGATGATCCGGGCCGAGCGCATTGCAACGGTCCGCGACATGGTGCAACGTCTGCCCGAGCGGCAGCGCGAGACCATGGAGCTGCGCCTGCAAGGGCACAGCGTCATCGAGGCGGCCAAGGCCATGGGCTGCACCGTGCACGGCGTGGACATGCACATCCGCCGCGCCAAGGCTACGCTGCGGGTCTATCTGGAGGGCGTCTGATGCGGTTCAACATCCACATGTTCTTTTGGACGTGCATGCTCTCGTCCTGCGTCATCTTCTGGGTCGCCGTCGTCGGCTGCATATCGACTACAATGCGCGACGTGCCCAACGTCATGGCACAGCTCGAGCGCGACGCCATCAAGCCGGAGGAGATGACGCCGCTCCTAGGCGTCCGNNGCCACCGTGCACGTCCACTACATGCCCGAGCTCGCCGACCTCGAGGGCGGCCTGCCGGTCATGCAGCGCCCGATCATGCGCCCGATCGGTGGCCGGCCTTGGCACATCGGCTGGTTCACGCGCTACGTCGAGCCGCGGCCTGACGTGCAGACGGCCCTGCTGGTGTCGCTCAAGACGCCCGGCGAGCCAAAGCCGATCTACGGGTCCGAGGGTGCCATGCTCCAGGTCCCGCCGGACTACGTCCTGCTGCCGACCCGGGTGGACGACATTGACCCCAGCACCAGGCCGGGCGTGCCGTTCGAGTTCGTGCAAGACGCCGAGGGCGTGGTCATGCTGCGGGTGACCTGGCCCGAGGTGCTGATCGGCATGACGGTCTGGTGCCAGCTCCTGGTCGCCGACGACCGCGTACCGGCGGGCTGCGTTTCAACGCCGATGCTTGAGATTCACGTTGGCAAGCACTAGCCTGCCGGCGCGCTAAGCTGTCGCGCCTGGGCCGCCCTCCCTTCTCAATCGGCCCGGGTTGTTGTCAGCGTTGCATTGGAGAGAGTGCAGCGGACAGCGGGACGAGCGCGCGGCCGACCTGTCGCCTAGCGGGTCGGCCGCCTTTCTATGCGCCGCCGCCGTAGAGCTGGTGGCCCATGGTGTAGAGCGTGCGCACCTGGTCGACCGTCCAGCCCGTCTCTGTGGCGACGTCTTCGGCGGTCCTGCCGTCGCCGTGCATGCGGCAGTAGACGATCTGGGCGTCGCGCTGGACGCGGAACTGCTCCGGGTCCTCGCCCTCCATCGGCTCGGGCTTGTAGGCCATGCTGTTGCGCTCGGAGTAGCCTGCGCCCTGTCGGATGCTCTGGACGGCCTCTACGGCCTGCAGGACCTCGTCGGCGTCCTTGAGTAGCCCAGCCAGGTATCGGCGCTGCAGGCCGACGTGGGGCTCGCTCTGCGCGATGTGCGCGCGCAGGAGCTCGACGTGCGCCGCGGTGACCTTGGCCTGCTCGAGCTCGGCGGCGACCTTGGCGCGCACGCGGCGGTTCAGGCAGAACACGCCGGCCTCGACCAGGGCCTGCTCGATAGCTCTAGTACCGGTCGTACTCGGGTGTGTGGGGTGTGTGCTGTCTTCTGCATCTACTGCGCCAGCAGTACCTACACCCACACACACCTGTGTACCCACGGGTACAGAGCCCCCCCTCCCCCCACGATTAGCGAACTCCTCCGGGTCACGCAACATCGGAATCCTCCTTGCGCGCGCGCTGCTCGTTGTAGGCCTGGATGTGGCCTCGGATGTCCCGGGGGGACAGCTCGAGGAACTCGGCCAGCTTGTTGAGGGTGCGCAGTTGCTTGGTCTGCGGGTTACTGCGACCGCTGCGCAGGCTGTCTAGCGTCGCCCAGGCTAGGCCCGTGCACTCCGCCAGCTCCGCCATCGAGCAGCGTGCGAACATTCGAGAGATGGGATTGTCCATGGCAGAAGTATAGCAGAAGCATCGCCAAAATACTTTAGTTAGTGTGGAATCTGGCCGATGGCACGGTAGCGTCAGGACATCGCACCTCTGCGAACTAGGCACATGACAACGACACAAACCCAAGGATGTCAGCACACGCACCGCGCGCTGGGCTGGACCATCATCACCGCTCAGCTCGAGACCGAATACGGCTCGGACAACGACAGCCGGACGCTCGACCAGATCGGCCGCGACCTGCACGAGATGCAGGTGCGCGGACAGAACCCGCTCCTGGTTGAGATCGGCGACTGCCTGAACTGCAAGCGGCGCGAATGGGCGCAGCAGGACAACCTCATCGGGCGCTACCGCATGCGCTTGGCGATCGGGGAGGTGGCGCTGTGAGCGACTACCGCGACAAGGCCGGCCGCTACCGCGAGCGCAACGGCCTGGACATCCTTGAGGAATACGGGGCCTGCGTGATGATCGCGCTCGTGCTCACCTCCTTCTGGTGGGTCAAACCGTGCTTTCAGATGCTGGTGGAGGTGATCGGATGAGCGACCGCACCATCGTGAAGGAGTCGGGCCACTGGTATGCCAAGGACGGCACGCAGGTGCTCGAGGTGCCCAAGGCCAAGGGCGACGGGTGGAAGAAGACCACCCTGCGCGAGGCGCGCACCATGAACCTCGCGCCCGGCGTCACGACCATCATCAAGTGCGCGCACGCGCCGCAGCTCGACCGCTGGAAGCAGCGCCAGGCCATCATGTCGGCGCTAACCCTGCCGCGCACGCCGGACGAGTCGGAGGACGACTGGCTGCGCCGCATCGAGGTCGACATGGGCGAGACGGCCCGCAAGGCCGCCGAGGAGGGGACGCGCATCCACGCGGCCCTCGAGGCAGCGATCCAGGGCGAGACCTACGACAGCGCCTACATCCCGCACGTCGTCGGCGTCCACGAGCTGTTGCACAGCCTGGCCGGCGTAGACGCCAAGTGGGTCGCCGAGAAGGGCGTCACGCACCCCTACGGCTACGGCACCAAGGCCGACCTGCACGACGCCGACGCGCACTGGCTGCTCGACTTCAAGGGCAAGGACGGCGACCAGGCCGAGCTTGAGAAGCTGCGCACCTACGACAGGCACTGGATGCAGCTCGCGGCGACGCGCGCGGCCCTGGAGTCCAACGAGTGGGGCTACCCGCACGAGGGCTGGCGCTACGAAGGCCCGCGCCGGCGCTGCGGCATCATCTACGTCAGCCGCACCCACCCGGGCGCGTGCCACGTCGTCGAGGTCACGGCCGAGCAGCTCGATCAGGGCTGGCGGCAGTTCGACGCGCTGCTGCGCTACTGGCAGGCCCGCAACCGCTACACGCCCGACTGGCAGTAGTGTTGAAACTCCGCCGCATCTGCGGCACCATCCTCGGGGCGGCACAAGTCGCCCCTCTCTCTCCTCCAACCACTAGGCAGGTATGGAAACCAAGCAGATCACGGCCGCGCTGGCGGCGTTCCACAAGACCGTAGGCACGATCGAGAAGACCGCTCGAGCCCAATACGGCAACTTCGCAGACCTCTCGACGGTGCTCTCGGCCATCACGCCGGCGCTGTCCCAGCACGGCCTGGCGCTCGTGCAGACGTTCGACGTGCAGGAGGGCGAGGACATCCTCTGCACCCGACTGCTGCACACCAGCGGCGAGAGCCTGAACGGCTTCTGCCGGCTGGTGCGCGTCGAGGGCAGCGGCGGTCGCCAGAACCCGCTGCACATGTGGGGCGGCAGCGTCACCTACATGCGGCGCTACGCAGCCCTGGCCATGGTCGGCCTGGCCGCCGGCATGGAGGACGACGACGGCGACATCGCCGACCCGCCGCCGCGCAAGGTGCAGGCCAAGAAGGTCACGCCGGCCAAGGTCACGCCGACCAAGGTCGAGGGCTGGGACAGCCGCGAGCACGCCGAGCAGGCGCTCGACCTGTGCAGCAACCAGGAGCAGCTCAAGACCTGGGCGATCAAGACCGCGGCCAGCGGGTTCCAGGGCCTTGACCGCGACGAGCTCGTAGCGGCCTACAAGGAGCGCCAGGCGCTGATGGAGGCATAACCGTGGCTTGGCATGGCTTGGAACATGGCGGGGCATGGCTCGGCAGGGCACGGCTCAGCATGGCTCGGCTGGGCTTGGATGGGCACGGCGCGGCCCGGCGCGGCACGGCAAGGCTCGGAACGTGGCGCGGCGAGGCAAGGCCGGGCCGGGCAAGGTAAGGCCGGGCGGTGCAAGGCGCGGCAAGGCTCGGAACGTGGATCGGCACGGCCGGGCAAGGCACGGCTCGGCTTGGCTCGGCCTGGCTGGGCTCGGCACGGCGGGGCCCGGCAGGGCAAGGCTCGGAACGGGGCGGGGCACGGTTGGGTGAGGCGCGGTGCGGTTAGGTCCGGCGCGGTTAGGCAAGGCATAGCTAGGCGACCTGGGCAACGTCGGTAAACCGGCCCACCAATGCGGCTACGTCGTCTGGCCGCATCTACTAGGCGACAACATCAAAACGGAGCACACATGCTCGAAAGCAGTTACCGACTGATCGGCGTCGCGCCGATCCTCATGCACAACGAAGCCCTGGCCGACCCGCTCAACAAGTGGGCGCGGTCCATGAAGGAGATCAGCAGCAAGCGCAAGAAGACCGACGCGGACCTTCTGGAGCTCAGCCGGCGCGAGTGGCGCGGCGGCCTCTACTACGACAACAACAACGGCGTGCACGTCCCGGCCCGGTGCATTGAGGCCATGCTGCGCGACGCGGCCAGGAAGACCAAGATGGGCAAGGCCGTGCAGCAGGCGCTGATCGTGCCGGATGACGCCAAGCTCGAATACAAGGGACCGCAGGACCCGGACGGCCTTTGGGAACAGCAGGAGACGTTCTGCCTGCGCGCTACTGTTGGCGTCCAGCGAGCCCGAGTCGTACGCTCGAGGCCCGTTTTCCCGCAGTGGTCGCTGACCTTCACCGCCAACTACGACGAAGAGGTGCTCAACCCGACGCAGATCGGCGAGTTCCTCGAGGTTGGCGGCCGGCTGATCGGCCTCTGCGACTGGCGGCCCAAGTTCGGCCGGTTCACCTACGAGGAGATGTAGACATGGCAGATCGTTACCCAATCGACTTCGACCAGCTGCAGCGCGGCGACGTCATCCCGGCCGAGACGGTCGAGGCATACAGCGGGCTTCACCGCGACGACAAGAAGTTCAACTTCGAGCTCATGTCGTTGGCCGAGGACATCCGCCGACACTTCCGCGAGCGTCACGGCCTGACCGTGTCGGTGCGGCAATCCGGCGGCGACCTGTGCGTGCTCACCAACGAACAGCAGGCGCACTACACGCGGCAGCAGGAGATCCTGCGTATGCGGCGATACCTGCGCACCTGCGCGGAAGGCCTGGCAGTCGATCTGGCCCAGCTCAGCGAGGAACAGCGCGACAAGCACGAGAAGTTCCAGCTGCGCATTGGGTGGCAGCAGCAACAGATGACCAAGCGGCCACCGCCGTCGCTGACGGAGTGACCCGCAGCGCCGACGACAAGCGCGCCCGGTTCCTCGAGGCGCAACAGCATTCGCCGGGTGTTCCGGTGACCACCACGCGGCCGGTTCGTGTTCAGGGCAGAGCGAGTGCGAACGGTGCCCTCACGGTTGCTGCCGGTCGTGTGGTGGGTTTCTTTCGCGCCTACCTGCGTTGGGTAGGCACCCGGGCGGCGAGGAAGCAACACTAGACCTAACGGTCACAGAGTGCTGCTGGAGGCCCTCGTCGCCCGGTCTTTCACCCCACCCCCACACACATGAGCCCAGACGACATCCTCGCAACCACCTGCCGCTACTTCAGCGTCCAGCCCGATGACGTGCACGGCCGGTCGCGCACCCAGAAGATCAGCGTCCCGCGCAAGCTGGCGTGCTACTTCATCCGGCAGTGGCTACCCATGAGCTTTGAGGACATCGGCAACTGGCTGGGCATGCGCGACCATTCCACGATCATCTACTACATCCGGGACATCGAGGCCAAGCTGCCCGACGACCCGATCCTGCGCACCTACCACGACGAGATCCAGGTCGCCCTCATGCAGCGCCAGCCGTTCGAGGAGGTCGGTGAACGCCATGTATGACCGCGTGCACCTGTGCCTACCCTGGCCCGATGCCAAGCTGAGCCCCAACGCCCGGCTGCACTGGGCACAGCGCAGCAAGGCCGTGAAGCGCGCGCGCGGCCAGGCACATGCCCTCACCCTGGACAACATCAGCCACCTCGCCGACAGCTGGGAGCCCTTCAAGCAGGCCCGGCCCGAGGACCAGATCAACATCCAGATCACGTTCGAGCCACCCTGCCGGCGGCGCTACGACATCGACAACCTAGTCGCCCGGATGAAGTCGACCCTAGACGGTATCGCCGACGCGCTGGCCGTGGACGACTACATCTTCCGCCTCGAGCGCCCGGTCATGGCCGACCCCTACAAGCCCGGCGGACGGGTCATGCTGCGCCTCGAGCTGCAGCCTAAGCCCTAGAACTGTCCCCAATACGTCACGGCCCGGATACAATGGCCGCATGCCTGTACCACCTGCGGACGTGCGCAGAACAGCACGCAACGCACTAGAACGCCGGGAGCGGCACGGCCGCGGCGGCACCGAGGTCGGAGTCGCTCGAGCTCGTGACCTGGCCAACGGCCGGAACATCAGCGAGAGCACCCTGCGCCGGATGGCCAGCTACTTCGCACGCCACGGCGGCCAGGACGCCAGCAGCGCACCGCGCGACTCGGCGGCCAACATCGCCTGGGGCCTCTGGGGCGGCAGCGCCGGCCAGGCCTGGGTCCGCGGCGAGCTCGCCAAGATCGACCGGGAGCGGAATGACAGCTAAGAAGAAGACCGGCCGACCGCGCAGCGTGATGACGCCGGAGAAGGAGCTGGAGATCCTCACCGCCATCCGCCTGGGCCTACGGGAGGGAACCGCGGCCAACGCATGCGGCGTGGCAGCCCAGACCCTGCGCAGCCACATCGACCGGAACCCGGACTTTGCAGACAAGATCGCAACATCTATGGCGTCAGCCGAGCGCAAAGCACTAGTGGCTGTATGTGAGCGGTTCGACGACGACTGGCGCGCGGCCACCTGGTTCCTAGAGCGCCGGTTCCCCGAGACATGGGGCAAGCGCGACGCGCCGCCGATCGAGGCCGAGCACCAACCAGACCCGCGCTTCGATTGACCGCGACCCTGGCACCCTTCTGGCGCATGGACGACCCGGTGCTCGCCGACGACGGCAGCATCGCACGGGGCGGCATGTTCCAGCACCAGCGCGACTGGTGGGACCTGCCCAACTTCATCAGGGGCCTGGTCACCGGCTACGGCGGCGGCAAGACCATGGCGCTGGGCAAGCGCATGATCTGGCTGGCCATCAAGAACGCACCCGTGCCCGTGGTCACGGTCAGCCCGTCCTACCCGATGGCTCTGACGACCATCGTGCAGACGCTCGACGAGCTGCTCGACGGCAAGTGTCGGAACGAGCGCCAGATGCGCTACCACCTGTTCCGCAGCCAGCCCTACCGCTTCCACATCCAATACCGGGACCGCACGGCCACGATCCTGTGCATGTCCGGCGAGCGGCCCGAGCGGCTCAAGGGGGCGAACATCGCCGCGGCCGGCATCGACGAGCCGTTCATCCAGCCCGTCGAGGTGTTTGAGCAGATCCTGGCCCGTGTCCGGCACCCTGACGCCAAGCAGCGCGAGATCAACGTCACAGGCACGCCCGAAGGCGTCGTCGGCTGGGGCTACGACCTGTTCCAAGGCGACATGCGCGAGAAGCACGACCTCGGCCTGGTGCAGTCCTCGAGCACGGCCAACCGCGCGCTGCCGCCGGACTACGTCGAGCGGCTGACCAGCAGCTACGACGAGGCCGCGGCCGAGGCCTACGTGCAGGGCAAGTTCGTGAACCTGAGCACGGGCAGGGTCTACCACAGCTACGACCCCGACATACACAGCGTCGCGGCCGAGCCGCCGGCTGACGCCGAGCTCTGCGTCGGCATGGACTTCAACGTGAACCCGCTCGCGTTCGTCGTGTTCTGGCGCACCAAGGACCACGTCCACGTCGTGGCCGAGCACGAGCTGCCCAACTGCGACGCCGAGCAGGCCGCTGCATTCATCAAGCAGACCTACCCGCAGATCCGCCGCATCTACCCGGACGCCAGCGGCCAGAACCGCCAGCACGCCGGGGCCGGCGGCAAGAGCGCGTTCGGCTACCTCCGCGACGCCGGCTTCACCATCTGCGCGCGCCGCGCGAACCCGCAGATCGTCGACCGCATCAACGCCGTCAACGGTGCCCTACGCCATGGGCGCGTGACGCTGTCGCCGTCATGCCGTAAAATGCGCGCCTATCTGCTCGGCTATACGCACACCGACAGCAACAAGCAGGTGCAGAAGGACATGTCCCACCTGCTCGACGCCTTCGGCTACCCGATCGCCTACCTGTTCCCCGTTGACCGCACGACCGCCACGACGGTCGCCTTCCGACAATGATCTATCACGACGAGTACAAGGCGGCAGCGCCTCTCTGGCGCAAGGTGCGCGACTGCATCGAGGGCGAGGACAAGATCAAGCACGAGCGGGAACGATACCTGCCCATGCTGACCAGCCAGCGCGAGAGCAACGACATCTACGCGCTGGAGAGCTACAACAACTACCTGCTGCGTGCGTCGTTCTACGGGGCCGCCTCGAGGACGCAGGCCGGCCTGGTGGGCGCGGTCATGCGCCGGCCGCCTACCATCGAGGGCATCCCTGACGCGCAAATGCAGCAGCTCGAGGACGACGCCGGCCCCAACTACGAGGGCCTGCAGGCGATCGTGATGCAGCAGCTGTCCGACGCCGTCAGCGTGGGCCGCTACGGCCTGCTCGTCGAGCGCGGCGAGGACGCGACGCTGCCGCCCTACCTGTGTTTGTTCAAGGCCGAGGACATCGTGTTCTGGCACTGCACCGACTACGGCGGGCGCAAGGTGCCGACGACGATCACGATCCGGCAGACCTACGAGGTGCCGAAGGAGGGCGACCTGATCGGCAACCAGACCGAGCTCAAGGAGCAGTTCCTGATCCTGCGTCTGGGCATGGTCAGCGACCACCCCTACACGCAGCAGGTGCCGGGCGGCGAGGCGCTGCAGGCTGCGCCGGCCAGTGAGCTCGTCTACTGGCAGGAATACTGGCGTGCCAAGGGCAAGGGCGGCACGGGCGTGCGCAGCGGCGAGCTCGAGCTGATGGGCATCAAGGTGCCGACCAAGAACGGCGGGCGCTTCTGGAACGAGATCCCGATGGACATCGTGAACGCCGTGTCGGGCGTCTCGGTCGACGTCGAGACCGCGCCGATGCTCGGCCTGGTCAACGTCATGCTGTCGCACTACAGGGGCAGCGCCGACCTCGAGTGGGGCCGGCACATGACCGCCATCCCGCAGCCCTGGGTCTCGGGCTTCCAGCTTGAGGAAGGGGCCAAGCTGATGGTCGGCTGCGGCTACGCCTGGGCCAGCCCTGAGCCCGGGGCCAACGCCCAATACCTGGAGTTCAGCGGGGCCGGCCTCGGCCACATCCGCGAGGGGCTCAAGGACAAGGAGCAGCAGATGGCCGTGCTTGGCGCGCGCATGCTCGAGGAGCAGCCCGCCACGGCCGAGGCCATGGGCACCGTGCGCCTGCGTCAGGCCGGCGAGCGCAGCGTCCTGTCGACCATCGCCGAGAACGTCAGCGAGGCCACGACGCGCGCCATGCAGCGGTGGATGGCCTGGCAGTTCCCGGCCTACGACGACACGGCGCTGGCGCAGGAGATCAGCTACAGCCTGACCGCCGACTTCGACGCGTCGCGCATGGACCCGGGCGAGCTCGCCACGCTGACGCAGAGTCTGCAGGCCGGCACGATCAGCTGGGAGACCTACGCCTTCAACCTGCGCCGCGGCGAGATGCTGCCGCCGGGCGTCAGCGACGAGGACGAGCGCGAGCGCATCCAGATGGGCGCACCGGGCCGCAGCCGCAAGGACGAGCTGCAGATGCTGCAGACGGATGTGCGCGAGGGCCGCATCAGCCAGCGCACCTACCTGGCGCAGGTCAAGGCGCTGGGCATGCTGGGCGAGGTCGAGGTCGACGCTGAGCTCCAGGCCGCCGAGGACGACAAGGCACGCGCCGCCGAGGCGCAGATGGCCCGATTCGTCCAGCAGCTGCCGGCCACTAACGCATGACCGGCCTGCCGCCCATCGACCCGGACGTGCGCGACAGGCTGCGCCGGGAGCTGCGAGAGCGCGCCGGGGAGTTCCTGACGCGCTTCAACAGGCACGACATCCTGATGGCCCGCGGCGTGCGCGGCGTGCAGATCGAGGCCGTGCAGCTGTTCCGGCGCGTCGTCGTCGAGCCGCTGCTGGAGAGCATCGGCGGCACCCTCGCCGGCTTCGACGCCCGGGGCCGCGACGTCACGCCTGAGCGATACCCGCAGCTTGCAGCCCTGCTAAACGAGATCGACCTGATCCTCGAGCGCGGCATCCTCGAGCTGCGCCAGGTCACAGAGCAGCGCCTGCGCGAGGTGGGCCAGCGCGAGGCCGACTTTGTGGCCGAGAACGTGGAGCGCACCACGGACCAGTTCGTCGTGGTCAGCGAGGCACCGGACCCGGCCGAGCAGCGCGTCATGGGCGACACGCCCGAGCAGTGGTTCGACAAGATGCTCAAAGGGCCGACCGGCGACAACGTGCGCCGGCGCATCCTGCAGGGCCTGGAGCAGGGCGAGACCGTCGACCAGATTGTGCGCGGCGTGCGCGGCAGCCGCACCGAGGAGGGCATCCTGGACAAGGCCGCCACGGGCGTCGACACGCTGGTCAGGACGGCCGCGACAACGGAGAGCAACATGGCGCGCGAGCAGACGTTCCGCGACCTCGGCGTCGAGCGGTGGCGCTTCGTGGCAACCCTGGACAGCCGGACGACGATCCTGTGCGCCAGCCTGGACGGCAAGACCTACCCTGTCGGCGAGGGGCCGATGCCGCCCCTGCACCCGAACTGCCGCAGCACGGCCGTGCCCTACCTCGGCCCGCCGGACGGCACGCGCGCTGCGTTCGATGGCCAGGTCGAGGCCGACGTCACGTTTGAGGAGTGGCTACGCACGAGGCCGCAGGCCGAGCAGGAGGAGATGCTGGGCAAGACCAAGGCCGCGGCGTGGCGTCGCGGCGAGATCACGCTGCAGCAGATGCTGGGCCGTGACCTGCAACCCCTGACGCTGCAAGAGCTTCGAGAGAAGGACCGTCTATAATGCCAAAGCACATCCGAGGCGCTTACGCCACCCGTCCGACCAACGGCCCCAAGAAGGGCAAGAAGCCGGCCAAACCGAAACCCAAGAAGTAGCACATGCTGAGAAAGACCTACGCGACGCAGGCAGACATCCCGGAGGCGATCCGGGACCACTACACCGACACCGGCAACGGCTGGCAGCTGCAGCTGGAGACCGACGACGGCCCGGCTGTCGACCTGGCCCGCTACCGGGAGATGCGGGACAACAACATCAAGATGAAGGCGCAGCTCGAGGAGCTGATGACCGAGCAGCAGCAGATCAGGGACCAATACCAGACCATGCTGGACAAGGCCCAGGGCGAAGAGGAGGCCCAGCTGCTCAAGTCGGGACAGTTCGACGAGGTGCTGGAGAGGCGCACGCAGGCCATCAAGAGCGAATACCAGCGCCAACTCGAGGAGCTCCACCAGCAGCGCGAGGCTGCCGAGGCGGACAAGGCCGCGGCGCGGCAGCGGTTCGGCTCGGTCTACCTGGGCGAGCAGCTGGCCACGGCCCTCGAGCGCAAGAAGCTGCGGCTGCGGCCCACGGCCCGGGCCGACCTGCTCACAAGGGCGGGAACCACCTTCGAGCCGAACGAGACCCTGGATGCGCTCGTGGCCAAGAACCACGACGTGGACGGGATGGGCAAGGAGCTAACCATCGAGGACTGGCTTGACCGGACCGTGACCGAGGCCCCGCACCTGTTCGACGGTGGCGACGGCGGTGGAGCTCGGCCTGGCGGCGGCGTCGGTGGCAACCAGATCCGCATGGACGAGGTGCGCAACGACCCGGTGGCGTTCCTGCAAGCATCCGAGAGAGTGGCACGAGGAGAGGCAAAATGGGCGGAGTAAAGAAGCTGCTGAGCGTTCGATTCAGGCACACCATGGGTCCGATCGACCTGGTCCAGCCCAAGGGCAGCACGCTGCTGCAGGTGCACCAGAGCGGCAGCGGCTACTGGTTTGCCGACCTTCTGTGTCCTGAGACCGACGAGGAGGAGCCGCTGCGGCTGCTCCTTGTGTCGATGCGGGACACCGCCGCGCGCATCGAGGCCGGCTGGGAATGCGTCGGGCATAGCCAGACGCACGGAGGCACGCGCGTGTACGTGTTCCACGACAAGCCCGTGCGCAAGGTCAGCAAGGTGGGCAGGCCCAAGAAGGCCGCCACGCCGCCGCCTGTTGACGACGCCGCCAAGTAGCGGCTACAATGCGCGCGCGCAGCCTTGGGCCTCACAGAGGCCACTGCGCGCCGCAGACGCGGCAACCCTTAGCTGGCAGCGTCAGCTAAGGCGAGCCGCTGACTTGGGCACCCGGCGGGTGTCCGACAGCCGGGCCGGCTGATGCGGGTGCGAGTTTCACCCCCTACACCTCGGACGGGCTACGCCCATTCGATTGCAAGGCCCGAGCCGTGTCGGACATAGATCTACCGCCAACCATGGCAAACACCATCACCGCTGTCGTGCCCAAGCTTGTGGGCCTCATGCTTCCCAAGTTGCGCGCGCACTCGGTCATGCCGCGCCTCGTCAACCGCGACTTCGACACCCTCGGCGCGCAGCCGGGCAGCTCGATCGACGTCCCGATCCCGCCGACCATCACGACCTCGGCCGTGACGGCTGCGGCGACCCCGCCGTCGACCGCGGACATCACGCTCGACACGGTCAACGTGCCGCTGTCCAGCTGGAACGAGGCTCCGTTCTACATGACGGACAAGGACCTCATGGAGGTCGAGCAGGACAAGCTCCCGGGCGTCGTCGAGGCGGCCCTGGCGTCCATCATCGAGACGATCGACGCGGACATCCTCGAGGCGGCCCAGAACGGCCACGGCCTGGCCGATGACCAGGGCGGCAGCGTGTTCAACGCGATCGCCGACGTGACGGCCCCGCAGAAGCTGCTCAACACCAACAAGGTGGCGCGCGGCGAGCGTTACTGCGTCTTCCAAGAGGACGCCGAGGCCAACCTGCTCGCCCTCGAGCAGTTCACCAGCGGCGACTACGTGACGGGCTTCCCGTTCGAGTCGGGCGACACCAGCCTCACGCCCAAGATGGGCATGATGTGGGTCATGGACCAGAACGTGCAGACCCACACGGCCGGCACGGGCAACAACTTCGTCATCAACAACTCCGACGGCTACTCGGTCGGCGACAAGACGCTGACTCTGGGCACCGGCACGGGGACCATCCTTGAAGGCGATACGGTCACGATCGGCAGCTACAACTACGGCGTCGCTTCTGGCACGTCGGGTGCTGGCAACATCACCCTCAACCAGGGCCTGCTGGAAGCTGTGGCCAACGCCGCGTCCGTGACCCTGATCGACCGGACCTCGACCAACATCGGCAACGTCGCGTTCCACCGAGACTCGGTCGTGTTCGTCTCGCGTCCGTTCCAGGCCAGCAACGCCGCCATCGCGTCGCAGACCATCAGCGACCCGGTCAGCGGCCTCTCGCTGCGCCTCGAGGTCACCCGTGAGCACAAGCGCGACCGCTGGTCGATCGACGCGCTCTACGGCACCAAGGTCGTGCGCCCCGAGGGCGTCGTCAAGATCATCGGCTAAGGCCGGTAATCGACAGGCTGCCGGGCTCGACGAGCTCGGCGGCCCCACCCTGCGCGCACGGACTCCATGGCCACGCAACCTGTCTATCTGCTACTCGGTGACAGCCTGGCGCTGGCTAGTGCGCTGTCGTCTTCCTACACGACGGCGCTGGCTGACCCGGTCTACACCGCAGGAGACCGTGGCGCGCTGCAGCAGATCTGGGACTACGAAGACTCGGCCGTCGAGAACTACGACGCGCACACGAACAGCCAAGGCGGCGGCACGCGGATATTGTCGCCCTACGATGCGGCTGGCCCCGAGTTCAGCCTGATCGCCAAGCTGGCGGCGCGGCACCCAACCGATGGCGTCGTCATGGTCAAGCGCGCCTCGGTGAGCTCCACGCTCATCGCAGAGGGCACGGGCTGGGTCGGCGATCCTTATGACAGTGGCGGGCGCTGGGCCAAGTCGGTCAGCGCGGAGAACTGGGACGAGTTCCAGGCGGACGTGACCGCGGCGCTGACGGCCGTGAACGGATCGCCTCCGACGCTTGGCGAGGTCAAGGGCATCTTCGTCGTGCTTGGCACCAACGACATGGCCGTGGCCGGCGGCGGTGACCTGTTCGCCAACGCCATCGGCCAGTTCGTCACGGACCTGCGCGCCAGCTATGGCACGGCCTCGACGCCGGTCGTCTGGGTCCTGCCGCAGACCGGCACCGACGTGTCGATCGCGGCCGAGGTCACCAAGGTGCGCACGGCCATCAACGACCTCGAGGCCAGCGACGAGCTCTTCTTTGTCGTCAACATCGACGATCTGCCCAAGCACACGGACCAGATCCACCTCGCGCCGTCTCCGACGGTGACCATGGGCGAGCGCATGGATGCGGCGCTCGACTCGTCTGTGCAGACGTTCGTGGTCGAGGACGGCAGCGGCAAGGCCGACGCCAACAGCTACGCCTCGGTCGCGGCGGCCGACAGCTACTTCGTCAACCAGAAGAACCCGTCGAGCTGGCGCACGGCGACGACCGCAGCCAAGGAGCAGGCGCTGCGGATCGCCACGAACTACATCAGCGAGACCTACAGCAACCGCTGGCGCGGCGTGATCGACAGCGACACGCAGGCGCTGGACTGGCCGCGCAGCGGCGTCGTGGATGCCGACACGGGCCTCTACTACGACAACGACGAGATGCCGCAGAAGCTGATCAACGCCACGGCCGAAATCGCCCTGCGCCATGTCGACGGCGTCGACCTGCGGCCTGACGTCGCGGCCGGCGAGGGCAACGTGACCAACAGCTCGGTCACGGTCGGCGCGATCAGCATCTCGGAGGACTTCGTGGGCAGCGCGACGACTGCCAAGAAGTTCCCGATCGTGCACCAGCAGCTGCGCGCGCTGCTCACCGACATGGGTGCGGGTATGCTGCACCGGGTGACGCGATGAGCCTAGCGGCGCGTATCCAAGCCAAGACCCTGGCGGCCATTACCAAGGTCGGCCAGTCGGGCACCCTGACCATTCCCGGCGCTACCTACAACACGGACGGCAGCGTCACGGAGAGCGCGACATCGGTGACTGTCACGTTGGGCGGACCCGTAACAGATCAAAAACGCTACGCCGAGACGGGTGCCGACACCCGCGTGACAGCCACCTTTTACGTGTCGTCGGACGGGCTCACGGTCACGCCTACGGTGGCGTCGCGCATCACGGCCGGCGGTCGCACGTTCAGCTGCTACGCCTGCGAGCCCTTCACCGTTGAGGGCACCGTCGTCGCCTATCAGCTGGACTGCGGGGAGGTCGGCACCTGATGGCCAAGGATGCCAAGAGCTGGAAGGCCGAGATCGACCAGTTCATGGAGGATGAGGTCGTTGGCCGCGTGGTCAGCGTCCAGAAGACGATCATGATGGACGCGCTGGGCAAGGTCGTCGAAAAGACGCCCGTCGGCAACCGCAGGCGATGGAAGCGCAACATCGAGCGCTCGCAGCGCGGTCTGCCGCCGCTGCCCAAGGGCTACGTCGGCGGGCACGCGCGCAAGAACTGGCAGATCGCCATCAACCGCCGGCCCACGAACGAAGTGCGCGGCACTGACGCAGGCGGCAATGACACCGTGGCCAAGGGCATGCAGCGCGTGCGGCAGATCGACGAGCCGTGCATTGCCTACC